AGTGTGTCAGGTCTGATAATTATTTGCATTAGCTTTTTACGACATTTTAAAACGCTATCAGTACCAACGTTTGCTCATCTCGCAGACTGTATTTATAGGTTGTTAATTGATATTACATGTTTATCCTTTCAAATGTTCTATCACTCGTGGCAACACTTGGCCTCACTGCGTCACTCACTCAATCAAATGTAAACGCCCTACCCCACGGTACGGGCGGAGTGCTCCTTGTTTCGTTGCTGCGTGTCACCACTCGCTACAGCTTTCGGAGCCCTCTGGCAGTCCGTATCCTCGCTGCCTCGCTGGGAAGCGACCAGCTTCGTTGCTTCGTCACTACTTGCCAACGGGCTTCTCAAGAATTGGTATGTGTAGCAGTGTTCACTATGGGTTGATTGTTGACATTCATGAGGTTATCACCTGTTGCAGGTTCTCCCTGCACTCTATTCTGCTACTAAACATAGCTTTAATTAGCGGAAAGGAACACTAACACTCTTGCGAGTTTACTATATTCCATACCACTATACTACATTCAGTTTTAATGCATGTTCTTTTACCTCATCAATATCTTTGAGGTTAATAATTCTATTGGCTGTGCATATATCGTAACAATCTTTAAGTAAGTTGTAACCATTACTATTTCTGCCTATACCAAATACTTTCATATCTGATACCCATATTCTACGTGGTGGCATCTCTGCTAACCAGCGTAGTGCAGGACCGTCAATAACATTACCGCCACCACTATGGTCATCAAGATATGTATCATCAACACGCATACCATTCTTAGCAATAATACGTAGATTACCTCCATTGTAATAGCCATTGTACATAGCTATGTTTACTGCAGGTAACAACATCATAATATCTAGTATGTCTTTGCCATTAAAGTTCATACTACCTGATGCATCTATTAGTATTGTGCCACCTTTAACACGTTGTTTTTGTTTGAATATCTTTTTATCTATACAATATCTGTTGATATATTTAGGATTGTAACCATAGTCCATAGGTCTATATGCACGTCCATGATTAATTCGTGAACGTAAATTAACAGACATAGGAGGTTCATGTATTTCCATTTTACCCCACTCACCTACACCACTACCAGAACGATATAACATATCTTCTTGTAATGATGTACGCATACGTCTTTCTAATTCATCTGCACTACCTGCAGCAGCTACTGCTTCATCACCCTCACCTTCAGATTCTTGTTCAGATTCTCCAGGCTGTGGTTGTGGTGCATTAACTTCATCTGGTTTAGGTTTATCAATAAACTCATTGATAACATGAGATAATTTTTCTGCAAGCTTTTGTACTTTACGATAGCTAGGCCATTGATTGTACCTATGATTAATAAGATTAGCTGCATAACTATTAGCTACTTGTATTGCAAATTTAATTTCTGATTGTCTAATGATATGTAATGTTTCATCATTAGATGCTTGATAAAATGCATCTACAACATCTCTGCTAATTTGTGCTTCTAATACATAGTTGTCATTGGTATATGTTTTACTAGCAAGTATATACAATATAATATCAGCAACACTAGCTGACTTTATCATACGTAATATCATTGCTTGTACTTGTTCCATACATAATACAGGTTCATGAACTGGCAATTTTGCACGTGCTGCAAGTAAATAATTAATACGTACTTCCTCTAGTGCATGTATACAGTCAGCCCTAGTACCACGCATTAGTTTACCCATAGTTTTAGGGGACCATTTAGCGTGACCTAGTTCGTGTCTACGTATCATACGACCATGGTTAATACCGCAGTCTTCACATTCCCTATTCATAGGTACATACATTTGTCTGTTTAAGTTGTCTGTCCTAGGTTGTGGGTCGTGTTCAGTATTTTCGTAAACATTCCAGTCTTCACCAGTAACTATCTGGGGATATGGATATGCTTTGCTGTTATACATTTGCTTTAGATAATGTTATGGCGTCTACTAATTCTTCTGCTTTTTCACCGAACACTAACTTAGCTGCAGTTTCTGGAGTAAATCCTTGTTCTTGTAAGCCAAAGAATTCTGACCATGCACGTACAGATATACGTTCTTCAGGGTCATCAACCATAGTTGTATCATGTATTACACCATGCCATTCTTCTGGGAATTGTTCCATTGCCATTGGATGTATGCTATCGACATAGATTTTTACAGGAAATCTATCTTTAAGTGCAAGAGGTAAGCTTTCTGGTGGACTGTTAGTAGTAGCAACTACTTCGAATCCTTCAGCAGGTCTTACTGTTTCCTTACTATCATTATTAAGTGTCAACATTGCTATGTCTTGGTCATCCAATATAGCATGCAAAAATGTCATAGCGTCTGGTGATGCGTGGTCTATCTCGTTGATAACCAACCTACCGCCATTACGCCATGCTTGTATTGCAATACCGTCATGCCATTCGAACTGACCTGTACTTGAAGGCTTATAAAAACCTTCTAAGTTTGCAGATGCAGTATCTTCTGTCATTGTAACTTGATACACATTAGGTGTACCGTCTGCATTAAGTGGTGCAGTTTGCTTTACTGCACTGTATGTTTTACCTGTACCTGGAGGGCCGTATAATAATACACGTCTAGTCTTACCTAGTACAGCTTGTATTTGTTTCCAACAATCGTTTTCCATTAGTCGTTCCTTTCTATATTTCTAAGGAAATCATCAGCTTGGTCGCCAATGTTTTCCATCATATGGTTTATGTTTGTAGTAGTCATATCTAACAACTTACCTTCGTCCTCTGTAAGGTGGCATTGTATAGACGTAGGTTCTATCTCTAACCAGTGTCTAAATGTACCTGTGTCTTCGGCATGTTGTCTGATTTCTTCTATCTCATCAAGAGTAAATGTCCTATCTTTATCAGGATAACCTGACATAAAGTTAGTCATTATCTCTGCTTTAGCAGACATAACAATATGCATAGCTCTTGTGATAGCTTGTATATTATCAGCTGCATGTACCATTATTTTCCACACATCAGGTTCATCATCTGGATAACCTTTCTTATCCCCATGACTATCGAACTCTGCATATGCTATTACAACTGTAAAGCATTTGTTATCTCTTGGTACTTCTTCTATTAGATTCATATCTTCCTTTCTGTAAAGCAAAGGCAGTACAGAAAGGAAAGATATCGTTACCTATCCACACCTCTCTACACAGGACCGCACCTATGCACTCCTCGCCTTTAACTAAAACTAAATTGTGTGTTCCTTACCTTGCCAATCCGAGGCTAACATGACCCCACCTATCCTGACCGCAAAATAAAAAACTTTAATGGTGCCTTACCATTGCTTGCCCTTACTATCCATATCGTACCTGACCCCAGCTATGCTGAAATAAAAACTTGATTGCTATGCTTACCTTGCCTTATCACACATTACCAAACGCTACCAAACGGATGCTAACCAGTGCTTACCCTAAAAAAAACTTTAATGAGCCTTACCTTGCCTCTGCGTACCCGTCCCAGCCAGACAGCACCTCAGTCTTCCATGCCTAGGCCATACCAGAAGGTTATAAACCTTTACGTACTTTTGACCAGGTGTTAGCAAGTTGGTCCATGAGTTTAATGAATGTAGTATCATCATCTTTCATAGCACCAGCTTCTAAGTATTGATTAAGTAATCTAGCGTACACAGTAGCACTCTGACCTATCCATTTGTTGTTAAGTGCTTCTTGTTTCTTAGTTATTCTACTTTGATTAAGATGACCTAGACCTTTCTTTAATGCTACAGTATTACCTGATGCAGTGATACCAAACCCTTTAATCATGGTCTGTACTTTCTTTTCAGGTTTATTTATATCGTCAGCAATTTGTTTGATAGACATGCCTAGTTCTTCTGCTGTCTTAACATATTGTTTAATTTCTATTGATGAATATGGTAAGCCATGTTCTACGTTAAGTAGATATGATTGACGTACAGCATCTATTTCTGTGTCACATTCTACTAACTTAACTGGTATTTGTTTCTTGTTAAGTTTAAGATGTGCTTCGTATCTGTGCCAACCGTCTAGGATTCTACCTGTTGGTCGTTCGTTCTTGCTTTCTACTATAATTGCTGGGAATACTACGCCAACTTTGATTGCATCTGCATATGCATTGACTTTATTCTCTACAATATTACGTCTTGGATAGATACTTTTATCTTGTATTAATGTATCTAAGGGCAAATACATATCACCCTTAGATAACTTAAGTATCTTGTCTTTGTTAGCAGATACTCTCTGCTTTACTTTAGTTTGTCTGTTAGACATTATAACTCCTTCGCATCTGTGATAACATATCTACCGAAGTTACCACCTTTTTGTGGACGATAGTCACCTATGCCTTGCTTCTTACCTGCGTCTGCAAGTATAGATGTCAATGCATCTAGACCACTGTCCTTGAAGCTAGCTGTCATTAAGCTTTCGTCAGCCACAATAGTAAACGTTAGTTGCCACTCTCTAACTACTGGACGAGTACGTATGATACCAGCTCTTGATACTACGACTCTACGTTCGTCTGTATCATATGTTTTAATAGGCCTGTTCTTATGTGACTTAAGTTCTATTAAGTCGAACGGTTCTATTTGTATGTGATTAAGTACAGTTTTAGCTGAACTCCTGCCTAGTTTAAACATCTTAGATGCTTCTAAGAATGAAGCCCTAATTTGTGTAGCAGGAACACAGAGATTACCTGCGTCATTTCTATATGTACGCATCTCTGCTTCGTCATCTTTGTTGTACTGTTTCTTACCAACAGTCATAGTACCTGAGTCTAACGACATCATTGCTGGGTTGTTAAACATAATACCTGGTTCTTTACCTTGTATTGTAAATTGGTACATTACGTCTGTTGATACGTATGTAAGTTGTGCCATTATATTTCCTTTCCTTTCTTATATAGATAGCTTGATAAGTACCTCCACCTATTCACAGCACGCTATGACGTACAGTTCTTGATACCTATCAAGCTACCTACAACAGGGACATGCAATGTATTAGCATGGCTAGCAATTATTGGGACTAGCATTGTAAGTAGCTTCGTTCATTACAGTGTGGCTGCAATTAACTAATCATGTATTCTATATTCTCTAGTGCTTCTAGTTTAGCTACGATAGCTTTGTTAAATTCGCCTTGAGTTTCAATAGCAGACACTATCTTTTGTAGTGTTTCCATTATATCATTCAATGCTTGTATAGTATCTTTATCCATTATTCTTCCTCCATATAATCGTCATCAGTTGGATTGTCTTTTAACCACTGATTCCAATTTCTATCTTCGTTAACAGTTTGTTTGAATGCTTTATCTATCTGATATCTAACAGCTTCAGCTAACATAGCACACCAACCCTTGACTTTGTCGTCAAGCTTTTGGTAGTTGGTTGATGTAGCTGCATTATCTAAATCGTTTAGAGTCCACACTATAACTTGTTTTAATTGGTCTTTGTTTAGTTCATCTAGTTTATTTATCATATTAATCTTTCTAGTAATTTAAATACTACGTAAAACATTACGCTGTATTTAAGTACATTAAATGTATTTATATATTCCATAGTTTCCTTTCATATGTTGACTGTCGCTGGTGTAAAGGTAACAGCGACAGACAACAGCTTGGATATTAGAAGGGCATATCCTCATAGTCAGCTTGGTCAACGTCAAGCTTCATATCAATATTCAAATAACTTAGGTCATTTGTATATCGCTTTTCACCTTCGTGTTGACGATAGTCTATGATTGCACTTCCAACAGTCCTTTTGACTTGTTCAAAGTCCATAGGTTCTAGTATGTCCTTGAGTGTTTCAAGTGCACACTTTACTTTATCTATGTCCATTTGTTTATCCTTTCTTTAGACAATTTCATACAGGCGTTAGCTAGTTCCAGGGATAAGCACTCCCCTGGGCTAATTCACTAACGCCCTGAGTTTATAGTTTACATCAATTCATACTGGTACTATCACCTTTCTTGCTTCATTGATATCTCTTGCTACATCAGTCATTACCTACTAACTTACTTCGTACTCCTGTGGCACGACTACTTGGGTGTTTGGTTCATGATGTAGCACTCTCTTTTTGTTTACGCAGTGTGCTATCTGCGAAAGCGATATGGTAGCACGCACAATTCGGTCGCCATTCTGGCTCACCTACTTTCGGCTACCATAAGCTTTACTCTCCCTACATTATACAATATAGGGAGTGTAAAACCTATCGGTTTAATAGGCTGCTGTTCCTTCCAGCACTTCAGTGCTTTCAGTTTCAGCAGGTTCTGATACCTCAGTATCAGATGCAGCTTCAGCTGCCTTAGCCTCTTTCTTGGCTAAGTATGTTTCGCTTTGCTTATGCAATGCGATTACCTCGTTGATATCGAGATAAAGTGGAATGGTTTGCAAAGAACCATTAATGTATCTTTGCACGAATGTGCGTTCACGCCATTCGGTAAGTGTTTTACCTGTAATTCCACAGACTACAGGTTGCATTGGTTTTGACATAGTATCCTTTCTATATTTGCTTATGCCTTATAATATATATTATTACCTTACATAATATATATCAGTCATCTTTCTGACTCCAAGAGTCTGAAGAAAGATGAGTGATATATACTATCCAGTGTGATACACTAGATAGTAATAATCAGCAGTATGTTCTGTGTCACATTCGTGACAGTATATTGTGTCAACAATCAATTTATATCCTTTCAATATATAATTACTGTCCTGACCTCAAAAGGTCGGAAGGACAGTAATTTATTTGATTATTTAAATAAAGCCAGCTTTAGCTGGTCTATCTTGGTTAGTTCCTGTCTAGAAACTTCCCAAGCATTATCCCCATTTAAATACACTTTGGTGCTACACGCACCATAATGTATATTTAGGGGATATGTCATACCATTTTTAGCTGGTTTCCAGTATGCGTCTTTCTTAAAAACGATTTCGCTTTTACATACACGACATACTTTTTTATTTTTAAATTTATCCATAATTATTCCTTTCTATATAGATAAAGATACATAAGTATCAGTCAGTATTCTGACTCCAAGGAGTCGGAAGAATACTGAATGATAATTATCTAAGATAACGCATATCCTCGATAGCATCATCTATGCATGTTGTGCATATATTGGAGTGTCCTCCCCAGCTATCTCGGATATATCTTAGGTCATAACTCTCTGCACAGACACTGCAGATAGTTTCTATCCCTGTAAGATTAAATGCACATGGGCGACATTCGCCACCGAAGGTTGGCTCATTGTCCCATGCATTTAATACTGCATCATTATCACAGCGGTTCTTACATTTAATTGTCATATTATATCCTTTCATGTCGGAAGGTTCGAACTCAGAAGTTCGAGAACCTTCTAGACATAAAGATATATATTACATAAGACTGTATAGGTATCTTAAATAACTATATATCTCTATATTTTAATGTACTAGGAAGTCATACTGTCTGACTTCAGGAAGTCAGAAGACAGTATGTCTTACTCTGTACAAAAATTAGAGATACAGTATCTACGATACTGGTCATACTACGTATGACTACCAGATGTCAATCTGTATGTTCTACATATAGTACGTAAGGTCTATAGAATATGCTGGTAATTCAGTATGAAACCCAGTCAGAATGGGCGTTAGCGGGCATATGGTTTTTTGAAGCTAACTAAACCTTTTCTTAAGTCCTTGGGTACTGCCTTTGTCTTTCTAGTGTACTGTCTTGCCAGTCAGCAGCTTTCTGCATCCCGATTGCACCTTCACCTGTAACATATTACTTGTGTTTAGTGTTTGTAATTAACATGACTATAGCATATAATTCTCACTATACAAACATCTAAGGAAAGATAGTGAAATAATGGTAGATACTACCAATAATGTTATCTGTATAGCAGAGGGCTGTAGGAAGAAACTTAAGGGAAAACAACGTAAATTCTGTTCTCCTACATGCCAAAAACGTCAATTTGCAAGAGATAAGTACTATAACAAGAAAGTTGACACAAAACCTATTAATATAGAACGTAAGTCTGACGAGGGCGACTACGCTTCTGTTAGACGAGGACAGTATTACCGAGCTTTCGTAAGCGAAGGAATAGCTGAACAAGTGGCCACTGGCGATATGGCAGTAGCTGACGCAGCTTCACTCCTTGGTTGCACTTCGGCTACTGTCAGTCGCATGTTAGCAGCATACAAAATAGACACTAGAAACGAAGTAGCTGCAGAAGATTGGGAACTATCCAAAGAAGCGAAGGCTGCATTAGAAAATTTTTCGAACTTCCGACAAAGATACTTTAGAACAGAACTAGGAGAAATATACGACACCGCAGATTTTCATACTAACTGGATAAATAACATTATAGATAGTATTGATAACGGTAAAGAATTACTGATACTGTCACCCCCACGACATGGAAAGACTGAATTATTAATACACTTTGCTGTATATCAAATATGCAAAAACCCTAACGTACGTATTATGTGGGTAGGTGGTAACGAAGACATTGCTAAGAACGCATTATCTGCTGTACTTGATGTATTAGATACTAATGAAGAATTACAAGAAGACTTTTGTTTACCAGGTACATCTTTCAAGCCAGACAATAGGTCAGGAAAGAACTGGTCACAAAATCAATTTACTGTAGGTACTAGAACTGTTGCAGGTATTAAATCACCTACTATGGTTGCTGTAGGTAAAGGTGGAAAAATTCTATCTCGTGACTGCGATATTATTATTGCTGACGACATTGAGGACCACCAAACTACACAACAACCTGGTGCAAGAGAATCTACAAGACAATGGTGGACTACAACATTATCAAGTCGTAAAGAGGAACATACAGCTGTTATTGTTATAGGTTCTAGACAACATCCTGATGATTTATATAATCACTTACTTGACTCAGATAATTTTACAAGCATAGTAGAAACAGCACATGCTATTGAATGTGATAAACCAGAACACTTAGAAGATGAGCATGTAGATTGTATGTTATGGCCTAAGAAAAGAACTTTTAAATGGTTACAATCTAGATTAAATTCTGCAGAGTCAACAGGTGGTAGACAAACTTTTGAAATGGTTTACTACAACCAAGCATATGTAGAAGGTACGCAAATATTTACTATGAACATAATTGACCAATGTATGCGTAGTGATTTAGTATTAGGACAGGTATACAAAAATCTCTACCTTGTTGCTGGTTTAGACCCTGCATCAAGTGGTTACCAAGCAAGTGTATTGTGGGGAATAGACCAGTACAGGGGAGAGTTATATCTAGTAGATTTAGAAAATAGACGTGGAGGTGGAATTAGAGCTGCGTTAGACCAAATGGCTGATTGGTTACATAACTATGATTGTAGACATTGGATAGTTGAAGAAAATGGTTTTCAATCTGCTATTAGACAAGATGCAGGTATAAAAGAATTTACACTACGTACAGGTATAACAGTACAAGGTCACATGACAGGTAAAAACAAACATGACCCACTATATGGTGTAGGTGCTATGGCTGATTTGTTTGAAGATAGAAGAATACATTTACCTACTGGTGATGGAGAATCTAATGCTAAAGTACAGAAATACAGACAACAACTGTTATACTTTGATGGAAAACCTGTTTCTAAAAGAAACAAAGAGAAGACTGATATAGTTATGGCTAGTTGGTTTCCAATGAAAGTTTTTAGGCGTATGCAAAAAGAGCATGCTGCTGACATAGGGTTAGACTATAACCCAAGTTATGGAGATTATAAGATTACAGAAATGAATGAGGCACCGTGGGGATAGAAAACCTAGACATTAAAAATTATCAAGAGATAGTTAGAAATGCAGCTGAACTTACATCAGGTAAGTTAGTTCAAGAAAGACAAGTACAAAAAGCTAGAATCAAAGCAATTCTTAATGGTGGTGCTGATGGTATAAAAGCATTACTAGGTAATACAATGGAAACAAGTGATGCTGATTTATTACCAGCTCCTAACATGTTGCAGTCTGGTATTGACCGACTTGCACAAAAAGTATCTGGAATACCTCAAGTTAGAGTAGATGTACCTAACGATAATGATTCAAGTAGAAGTAAACAACGTGCAGAAAAACTAGAACGTATTGTTACTAGCTATGATGAAAAACAAAACCTATTAGGTCAATTACAACAAGCAGCTAGATGGCTACCTGGTTATGGTTTTTGTGCATGGGTAATTACAACTAAGCAAGATAAGAATGGTCACTACTATCCTAGTGCTGAACTACGTGACCCTTATGATACATTCCCAGGTAACTTTGGTCCTGACCAACAACCTAGAGAAATGGCAGTACTAAGACGTGTACCTAGATATAAACTAGCTCAAATTTATCCTGAGTTTGCTAAAGAGATTTTAAAACAAGATGATGATGAAGATAATGCACCAGATACTGCAACTCCATTTATGTCTTATGAAAATAACAGAGAACAAGGTTGGGAAGACAATACATACTCTGGTGTAAGAATTATTGAATACTATGACATGGGTGGTACTTATGTAGTGTTTCCAGAAAAGAATATGATTCTTGACTTTATACCTAACGTATTATCTACACCACCTTTTGTATTTATGAAGAAAGTTTCTTTTGACCAACTAAAAGGTCAATACGACCATGTCATAGGACTAATGGCTATGATGGCAAAGATTAACATAATGTCTGCAATTGCAATGGAAGATTCTGTGTTTACAGAAACTAACATATC